TTGGAGAGAGCCATTCCCCGGAGCATGTGCTGGAAGTGGTTGACGGGATGCAGCTCGACGCAGGATACGCCCACCCGTATTTCATCACGGACGTACAGCGCAACCGCGCCGCTTACGACAATGTGACCGTCTCCCTCATCAACCGGCGCGTGTCCTCGGCCAACGAAGCGACCGGCATCATGGCGGCGGCAATCAAGGCCGCACAGAAGGCCTCCAGGGCGCTCGCCATCCTGCTGATCGTGGATGACATCGACCCGGAGGCGCTGGCGCACATCCTCAAGAACAGGTTGAAGCAGGACAATCCCATTCCCATCGTCGTCGTGCGCGCACCGCTATGGGGAGATGCCAGACGCGATCTCTTCGAGGACATCGGACTCCTGAGCGGGGCCAAGCGTATCGAGAGTCCTGCGGGCAAAGACTATGACCAGCTCTCCAACTCCGACTTTGGATTCCTTGAGCGCATCGTGGTGACGGCCAGCAAGACGATCCTGACGGCTGCGCCGTACTCGGACTTCTACCGGGCAGGCAAGGTCGAACCCTACCTCAGCAGGATCAAGACGCTGGTCGCCGATGAGGGATTGCGTCCTGATGAGCGCGATGCCGCCCGTAACCGCCTCGCAGCTCTCACAGGTGGGGTTGCTGTCATCAAGGTAGGTGGAACGTCTGCCGACTCGGTGCAGGAGACCAAGTTCCGAGTCGAGGATGCGATCCACGCGACTCGTGCGGCCGTCTCCGATGGAGTCGTACCGGGCGGGGGGAGTGCGCTGCTGTTCTCGCGTAACATGGCTCGTTCGGTTCCGACCGATGCGATCACCAAGAGCGAGGAGGATGGCGAGGATTTGCTTTATAGAATTCTGTCGGCACCATTCCGCCAGATCATCGACAACGCTGGCTACGAGTGGGAACCGGCGCTTGCCCACGTCGAGGAAATAGAGCGCGATACACAAACCCATCGTTGCGGCTTTGACGCCGCTACGGGGATGCTGGTGGACGACATGATCGCTGCTGGCATCGTTGATCCTCTGAGGGTCGTGCGGGCCGCTCTGAACGCTGCTGCTGCTGCTGCTGGAATCATGCTGAAGACAGGCTGCATCTCGGCTGACGTGCCGCAGGATGGAAAGTAGTCAACCGCCAACCGCAACTCTAACCGCCACCGAAAGGAATATCGCAATGGACACTTCTGGAGCATCCGTTGAAATGCCACGCTATACCAGCCACAAAAAGGTGTGGGCGCTGAAGATCAAGGAAGTCTTCAATTCCGGCACGACCACCACGACGGATGAGAGTCCTGTCGTCACCATCTATTTCGAGAATCCCAACTACGGCCCAAGAAAGATCGCTCTTCGCGGGAAACCGACTCCCGAACCGGGCTGGTACATGATCCAGTACGAGGACGGCTACATCTCGTTCTCGCCTGCCAAGCAATTCCAGGAAGGCTATACGCCGGGGCACAAGGGCGACTCGCAGCTTCAGGCTGGCCCAGACCTCCGGAGTTTCTCGCAGGAGGAGATGGACAACTGGTTCAGCTACCACGCGCCGACGCCGGACCAACTCATTGCCTACAGCGCGATCCGCACCTCGGCAAAGATTTTCGCTGAGACGGTCAATCGTCATGTTCCTGCGAGTGCTGACAAGGCGGCGGCGATGCGCGAGATTCGGGGTGCGGTGATGGCTGCGAATCTCGCCGTGGCCTGCTTCCAAAAGCCAAAGCGCCCGTCGATTGCGGAACTTGAGTCCATGTTGCAGAAGGATGACGACAGGCCGATCACCATCGCCTCCGATGGGTCAATCAGCGTCGAGCCCTAGCGCGGCCTCGACAGCACACCTGGCGACCGTCGCATATCCACGATGGTCGCCTTTTTCTTGGCCCTTGGCTTGCCATCCGGCCCCAGCTTCCCCTCGATAGCTTCCTTGCTCATCAGGAAGCGGCCACGCAGGTTCGACGTGAACGGGTCCAGCCCCTGCATCAGTCCGCCGATGATCTCCTCGCGCGGGACTTCGGTGGGCATCCTAACGGTCCCGAGGATCTGCTTCATGGGGTCGAGGAGATGGTTATTCTTGTTGACCAGCGCCTCGGATGCGTTCTTGGTGAGAAGCTGCCGGCTGGTCATCTGCACACGCTTGGCGCGCTTCATCTCCCACAGCAGGTTCGGGCAGTCGAATGGATGGAGTCCAGGCTGCGGTCGATCACTCGGGTTCCTGCAAACGATGTGTAGCCGCGGCTTGCGCCCTCCGGCGATACCCTTCCACCAGTCCGACATGACCCACTCGACGAATGTAACGTCAGACCTCACGCCCTCGTAGGCCGTCATGGGCCACATGCCGTTTTTCTTGTAGGTCTGGTAGATGTTGGTGGGCGCGCCCTTGTCCGTCGCAACAGCGTCGTAGAAGATTGAGGGGTCAGCCTTGATCCAGCGGGCGCGGTCGATGTCCGGCATCTTCTTCATCTCGGCTACGTTCTCATCGACATTGTTCTGCCAGTCGTCGGAACGGTAGCGGTAGAACTCACCGCAGATGTAGATCTCCATCGGGGCCGTTTCGCCGGTTCGGGGGTCGATGGTCTCGCAGGGGATGTAGGCTTTTAGGAGTCCTGTCGCGTTCGTGACGCCGTGATCGAAGCCTGCTACAACGTCCCAGCGCGGGTCAGGATACCAAAAGGGGTCACTGATGACGACGAGTTCGTAGAGCCTTGGATTGCCCAGCACAGAGCCGAAGACAGCCTCGCCGCCGGTGGCGTAGGCATCCATCTCCTGTTCCTTCTTCCACATCGCCTGAGAAGCGTACCCACCGTTCTCCTTGGCGTACCAGGCGGCTCCCTTTTCCGTCTCCGGGTCACGTTCAGGGATGGCCGAGTAGTGCAGGCTCATCACTGTCAAGCCATTCTTTTTCCTGCGAAGGTTTACTCCCCTGATTACCTCGACGCGGGTCTGCTCGGGAACATCGCCCAGCTTTCGGATGGCAGATTGGAGTTCGGTCATCTTACGCCCTCGTCATCGTTGCGTCGTGCGTGAAGTCGTAGTACCAGCCTGCGTTGGCTGTCGAGTTCAGCACGATCTTCCTCACACCGGAAGCCCTGGCCTCGTCATAGGCTACCTCAGCCTCCGGCTGGAACGCTGTCTCGTCCGAGAAGATGCCCCAGGGATGGTACGAGCGGATCTTGCCGATGCCCGACGGGATGACGTGCATCACAGACGTTCCCACGCGAAACTCGCTCGCCGGCTGCTTGTCCAATGGTTTCGGCAGAGGGAAGGCATCACGCAACCACTGAGGCTGGCTGGCGTACAGATGCTTGGCGTAGGAGATGACCTCAAAGCCCTTCTCGTCCGTCATGGTCTGGACGATGACCTCACGCTCGGCTACAAGCTGGCATTGAAGCGTGAAGTATCCTGCGATGGTCCACGTCGCCATCATGTCGCGGGACTTCTCGATCAGCTTGACACGCTCGGAATCGTCTTCAAGGTATTCGCACAGCGGCAGGACGAAGGGCCAGTTCGGGAAGGCCCGGTACGGACTCTCCCAGCCATGATCCTTCCAGTGGGGATTGAAGGTCTTGGTGTAGCGCGTGAGCCAGGTGTAGGTGCTGGACGTGGCCTCGCGTATCTTGTCGGCCATCTCCCGGCGTTCAGAGTCGGAGAGCTTATTGTCGGTCCTGCGGGCCCGGTCGAACTCCTCCTGCTGCTGTTCGAGGAGCAGCGATGCGAGAGCGGCAAGGTGCAGTTCCCTGAGTTGGGCGTCGGTGTATTCCATCTACGCTCCCGAGAGGGACTGAGCGTACAGTCCCAGTTTCCTGGTGAACTCGAATAGGTCAGTATTAGGCTGCGGCGGGATCAGAAAGAAATCCTTTGGCTCCATGCAATCAACCCAAAAGCCGAGTATCTGATAGCCGGTGCTTCCCGTCAGCGGCATCAGCGCGTCTTCGACCAGATGTTCGACGGAAGGAACGACGAGGTGGCCGGTTATGACGGCATCACCCACCTCTTTGCGGCGGTCCGGATGGTAATAGAATTTGCGTGTCACTGGACTCCCGTATTGCCTTCGAGCAGCAGCGTGTGCCCCTTGCGAACGATGGCCTTGAGTTCGTCAGGGCTCTTGCCAGCCAGCGGGTCTTCCGCCTTCGCGTACCCAAACTTGTCAGCCAGCACGGCCAGCGCCTTCACTTGGCCGTCCACGTTCCCCTTCGTCTCCGATGGGTCCAGCATCGCCAGCTCCATCAGGCGCTCCTCAATCCTGCCGCGGCTCAGTCCGATCTGGCGATACTTGCGCACCTTGAGCCGCGCCAGCTCTGTCATCTCCTTATCTTGGAGCTTCGACAGGTAGACCTTCACCGCAGGACTCGCCATGATCGCCTGGACTTCCTCAAGGGTCATGCCGAGTTTGATGGCGGCCGATTCCGGGTCTTTCTCGATCGAGATCAGGACGCAAGCCTTTTCCTCGACGGTCAGCATGGAGCAGTCGTGCTCCACGTCATCGCTCTTTGGCGTCCTGACGGGCTGCTTGGGCTTACGCACGTAGGGGCGCTTCGGCATCTGTGGCTTAGTTGAGTCGGCTGACATCGTTTTTGCTCCCCACTCCCGAGTCTGGAACGCCATAGACCGGCACGAACAGCTTCAGGATAGCATCTCTGACCGTGAACGTTTGCAGGTGAATCTCCGCGCCGTCAATCAGGGTGATGAGCGCGTGTCCGTCGCGGTTGACAATGCGGGACACCTGATCGTGGAAGCACATGAGTTCGTCTTCTCCCTTCGGCGTAGATACCACAAAGAAGGTGCGGGCTGTTGGCGGCATTGGTGGTGTCTCCTATTTCTTTCTATCCGCAACGCCTTTGGCGCTCGCCTGGTTCCTCTTCTTATCAATGTATGGCTTCATCATGCGCTGTTCTTCGGCGGTCGCGTGGTCGTAAACGTCCTTCGCATCAGTGTAACTGAAATGCGGATTCGAGACGATCTTCTCCAGTTCCGTCATGTTGCGCGTCTTGAGCGCATACCTTGCCTGGTAGCGCGTTGGTGGCGCATCCCGCAGCATGTCCTTCTCCGATTGCTGCTCTGGCGTCAAGGGCGGTCTGGGATCGTGCGTGTTGCGGAGTTCCTCGGCCCGCGCCATCGAGCGAGACTCGTCGTAGCCCTTCGGCGCGCCTCCAATCAGTCCTAGGGTGCGCTCGGCCTTGGTCGTTGAGTCCTGCTGGCCTTTGTAGAGATAGCTGGACGCCGTGATCGGCTCGTAGCTCTGCTTGAGGTTATAGTACAGCCCCTGCTTGAACTCGGTGAAGCGGTCATCGGCAGGATTGTA